CAACGCGGTCCCATTGCGAGGCATCGCCAAGATACGCACAGGCAATTTCGAACAAGTTCCCGCCAGAAATGACTATCGTCCGCATCACGTTCCTGCATTTGCCATATTGATCGCAGCTCGCCCCACGTATCCGCGCGCGGCCGCGAGGCCTGCCAAATTACCTGAGGCTGCGACCAACGACGGCACATCCTGTGCGCCCATCGCCGCATCCGCGGCCGCGATGCCGCTATTGATCTGCTGACCAAGACGACCCAGCAATAGGCTCGCCGACGCATAAGCCTGTGTCCCTGGCAGTGCGGCGCCGGTGGCGGCAACCGCGGCGCTTGCGGCACTTACATCGATCCAATCCCCGGCCGACGCCAAATCCGCCGCAACCTGCGCGACAGCCGCTACCAAAGTGGTGCTGTTCGCACCCGCGCCAACGCTAATGACAGTGCAGCATACATCGCATTGAATCCACCAAGCGCTATGATAAACAAAATGGATGCGTGAAAGCACAACCAAATAAAACGCATCGTCCCACGCGAGCGTTACTTCGGCACCGGCCTGTCGTATTGAATCGAGCAGACGGGCTCTGTTTGCGGCATCCTGGCCGGAGAGATATCCTCGCCAGCTTATGTCAGCCTCGTCAGGACCCATCGCGTCGACAATTCGCGTCCCTCCCGGCAGACTGTGAACCGCGAGCCGTTGGTCGCCACCAAATCGGAACCCTGCCGGCGCCTCGAAACCGTCCAACACCACGCCACCAAGCGACACAGCCATGATTTTAAGATCCGATCATGCGTCCGATAGGCAGTGCATTGCGGCGTGGGTCGAAACTCGGGCCGCCTGCGGAAGCCCGGCCAGCCTCCCGGGCCAGAGTGCGCGTCATCCACTTACCCAGCAGCGCACCATCCAGGTAAACGTCGCCCTCGATCTGCGCAGCATTGCGCTGCGAGTCCAGGCCATTCGGTTCGGCACGAGATACGCTTGTTGGCGAAGCACCCAAGGTACGTTCAAGCAAGCCTGCCCCGGCCGGCGCGTGGACATGACGTGAGCTGTCCGGAGGCGATATGGTTCGAGTGGCTAACCGTGCGGCATCTGGTGCAAACCGTGGAGCGGTCGGGGCCGTCCAAGGCGCGATTTCGCCCAGACGCGGGGCAAGAGCCGACTCCTGGCTCCCATGTCCAGTTGCCGACTTGGTATTAAGCGTCCTAACCGCATTCAACACCGTTGAGGCACCGCTCAGCGCGACCTGCGCATAGCGGCCGCCGCTTTCGTCGCGCGGGCCTACGTGCTCTGCCGGCGACAAGTCTGCGCTCACCTTGGGCAAACCCATAAATGGCAACTGCGATAGTTCAACCCGTTTGCCTTCAGGCTTTACGTCCACAGAAGATGGCGCAGGCGCCAGCGCCGCTACCCGAGGCTTGCCTATTCTAAAATGCAAGCCATTGACGTCGCCGCTGGAAACACCTGAACTAACAATAGGTGATTTGGCTACGGCCGGAACGTTTCTATTTTTCATAGCGGAAGACGAAATTGGCGTCGCGACATTGCCAATGTTAAAACGTCCGGCGATTAAGTGCCGCGTTCCCGCGCATGCATATTCGCGGCCCAATTCAGTGATTGGGAATTGCGCCGCCTCGCTTCCGCTGCGTAATAGACCAGTGCTTTTGACTTGCTCCCAAATCGCTGCAGCCAAATGCGCTCCAGTGAGGGAGCGGCTCAGTTCGGACAAATTGGTTCCCTCGATTGACATCACCGCCCGCCCGCGGTGCTGCATTCTCTGGATCGGGATGGTCGTATGCTTAAGAAAGCTCTGCTCGGCTGTCAGCATTGGCGGAGCCCGCCTAACTTCATAAGCGTCCACCATGTCTAATTCAAAACCCCAATAACCGCTTTCGCTTCCAAAGCCGTCGTTTGCAAACTATTTCAGATTCCAGCAGCGGTCTTGCCAATCGTAATCCAACCCATCGAAACGGCCCATGACAACAACCCACGCCGCCCGGTCTTGCTGCGGCAACGAAAACGCGACATCGAACGGCACCCCGTGGCGGACCAAGTAGAGGCAGTCCACCAAATCGGGGTGCCCGCTCAGTTTCCCGGGTCGGTGCTTTCAATCGCAAGATGGACAGGATCTGTAAGACATTGTGCAACCGCCTCAATGCCGCTATCGCCCAGCCGCTGAACGAGCGCCTCTAGCTGACCTTCCGTCATCGGCGGCGGCACCGGCACGCCATCGATCGCTGTCACCGACACGGCAAGCATGGCCATTCCGAGATAGGGTGGGTTTTCGGCAAGGCTGGCGCCTACGGCCTTGAACAAACGCAACCGATCAAGCGCGCCCAACCGCCGGATTGTGAGCGTCCTGCCCGCCTCGTCCTGAGTCGTCAGCACGGCAGCAGTTGCGGTTACGATTTGTTGGCTGGGCGTGCTCATCCAACGCGCTGCCGCTGCGTCGCAAAAAATTCAAGCTTCTGCTTTACGCTCGCGTCGCCACGCCAGCTTCCCGAATTCGACAGCTTGAACACTACGCCGCTATATTGATAAGTGGACGTCGATCCATCTACCTCCGTCACGTATTGATATACAGTCCCCGCCGCTACACTGCCGCTAGTATAGAACGCCAGCTCAGCAGCGGCGATAAAATCATCTACCGCGCTCGTGCCTCGCTCAACCTCGAAGCTGCCTTCCCATCCTTTGGGCAGTTCCGCCCCCATCGGCACGCCGTCCAGGCGGTCCAGCCGCACCGATTGCGTCATCTGACGGCTTTCAAACCCCGTCACGTAAGTCAAATCTACGCGGCCGGATGGACCCATAACAACAAGCTGGCAATCCCGCCCGATGGAAAATGAATTTACTGGCATGGCGTATGGCTTCCTAGGTCAAAACTCTGGACACTACGCGGTGGCTCCGTTCGGAAGCACTTGCCTCTGCACAGCCACGGTTTGTCCGCCTTCAACATTCACGATAAACTTCTCATTTATGCCCTGGAATTGCACCTGCGCATCGCTCTGCACATAGCCCAGGCTGGTCCGGCTCACCGGATTATTGCTACTGTCGCAAATGACCGAGAACGGCAATTGGCCATTGCTCCGGCCTAGGATTCCCTGCGCCAGCAACGCCTGCAGAAAGCTCAGCTGCGTCGCCCGGATTCGCTGAAATAAGGTTGCATTAATCACCTGGCCAACGAACTGTCCCATGCCCGCAGCAAGTGTGCTGGCAATGAAATTGGTCATGCGCGTATAGTTATCGCCATTGGTGGATGCGTCGCTGGACGTGTTGTGCCCGCAGCGTACCCCCCAAAACGCACCGCCAGGTTGCGGGTTGGCGATTACGTCGATGCCGTTCAAAAACAAAGTCTGCAGTTCGGTCTCGCTATAGGTCGCCGATTGCCCGCTACCCGGTACACCCGATCGTTGCGACCCGACAATACTGTAGAGCGGTTTGTTCAAGCTGGATTGTTCGGGCGAGAGATTACCCAGCCTCCCGGCGACGAAACCTTGGGGGGAGACCAGCCGCGTCATGCCGTTGCTTTGATCTGCCCAATATAGCCAGTCGCCAAACATGAGCTTTGCTGAAAAGGCATCCAGTCCGCTCTGCTGCATCACGGTCACGGCGTTGGTGATTGTATCGCCGGCTGGTCCGGCAATAATCATGTAAACACCCTCGGAGGCGCCAAAGGCAGCCTGATTTGTCCATTGGGTAGCATCATCAGCGTCGGCAAGCACGCCAATACTGCAGCCCTGGCCGCGCAAAGCGTACATGCCGGTCCGCGGCAAGCTATCCTGGCCCACGAGTGTTGCAGCCGTCACCGCGGCCGCACCATCGGTGCCCCCCAACAGCGTTTGGCCATTGATGGCAGTAGGCGGCGTTGAGGTCGCAGCGCCCAGCGTCGCAACAACAAGCTGGGACGGTCCCTGTAGCGTACCGGCGCCAAGATTGACCGCATTGACCAAGGCTTGCCATATCGCGGCCGGCGTTGCGCCCTGAATATTGTCAAAGATCTCTGGCACCTTGCCGGGTCTTGCCAATGTCAGCCGCCAGCTATTCGCGCCGCTGCCCGCGGCAAGCGATACCGCAATCGAATTGCCTGCCGATCCGGTATAGCGCGCCGTCAGTTTGGCAGCGTAAGTGCCGCCGCTGAACCCGATGTCATACGTCGCGGCCGTGTCAGTGCCGTCGGTTACGCGAACGCAGCGAAAACCCGAAGCGCCCTGCTGGACTGCTGTTGCAACCTGGGTTCCCATATCAAATTTTCGCGCCGCGATATTGCCCAATGCGGCGGCGTAGTCGGCCATTGTTCCAATAATGACCGGCTGGTTGGTTGGGCCCCAGCTGGCGGTGCCAACCATGCCAATCAGATTGGTCGGCACGCCGTTCAGCACTAGGTTTTGCGGAGGCACAATTTGCACATACAGGTCGGGCACGATCAGCCCTGCCGTATTCAAATTTCCCTGCTGGAAAATCGCCATGTCAGACCTCGCGGCTATGTGTCGTGGGCACGCTCGGTCCAGCTACGCGCACAACATTGAGCATGTGCTCGCTTGCCACGATCAAGGCTGCGCGCGTGGGGTCTTCAATAACATCGCCTGCCGCCCAGCCCGCGAACGGCCGCACTACAACCAAAACTCCATTCACTGAGAATCTCCTTCACACCAGGATCGTCTGGCCGTTCCAGTTCAGGTCGCCAAACAGCATGCGCGGAGTTTGCCGCGTCACAGTGGTGCCGTATTCAACCGAATAGGTCAGAGTGCGCCGGAACACCGAGGCAGCCTGATCGTCGTCGCTGCTGCCGGTTGAGCGGTAGCGCAACCGGCCGCCGGTTCCATCAGCCAACTCCAGAAACGCAATGGTTGCTAAGCCGGAGCCAAGTAATCCGCACGCCGCATCGCGTAACTGTGGTGACGTTGCCCTGACGCAGAACCGCATATCCTGCTCCTGGCGCGCCCATTCTTCCATGGCAGCCGCTGGCGCTGCCGTTCTTGCGACAATCGTGGCGCAGGCCGGCACCGTCAGTGTGGCTCCGGCCAGCCAACAAATGGTGGTCTGCCTGATAGAATCAGCCAAGACCGCCGCGACCAA